GCCCGTATCAATTTTGCAATCTGTCGGAGGTGGTCGTACGCGCAACAGATACACTGAAAGACCTAGAACGTAAGGTCGAGTTGGCTACCATCTTAGGTACTGTCCAAAGCATGTATACAAATTTCCCCTACCTCCGCAAGATTTGGCAGAAGAATACAGAAGAAGAGCGGTTGCTTGGGGTGTCACTTACAGGCATCATGGATAACCCTTTGATGACATCAAAAAATAATGGACTGGAGAAAACACTTGAGCATCTTAGACAAATTGCTGTTTCTACTAACGTGGAGTGGGCTGAGCGCCTTGGCATCCCTGCTAGTGTTAGTATTACCTGTGTCAAACCTAGTGGTACTGTTTCTCAGCTTGTGGACAGTGCATCTGGTATTCATACTCGCCATTCTCCCTACTATATTCGAACTGTTCGTGGGGACAGCAAAGACCCACTGACACAGCTCATGATCGACCAAGGGGTCCCTAACGAACCTTGTATTATGAAGCCAGATCAAACCACCGTCTTTAGCTTCCCTATCAAGTCACCTGATGTGTGTGTCACACGGGACGATATGACAGCCGTAGAGCAGCTTGAGACATGGTTGATGTACCAACGTCACTGGTGTGAACATAAGCCCTCTGTGACCGTCTCTGTGAAGGATGAAGAGTGGTTTGAGGTGGGTGCCTTTGTGTACAAACATTTTGATGAGATGTCAGGTGTTAGCTTCTTGCCACATGATGGAGGTAGCTATCAGCAGGCACCCTACCAAGAAGTTGATAAAGAGGGGTACGAAGAACTACTGGGACGTATGCCTACCTCTATTGATTGGTCTAAGTTGTCTGAATATGAGGAGGAAGATAACACTTCTGGTATGCAGACGATGGCTTGCAGTTCTGGTATCTGTGAGATCGTTGACCTAACCTAACACCTAAGTATGCACCTAAGCATGTGCTAAAACTGCTTAATAATACAGGAGAGAGTAGAGTGAAAAACATTTGGGTAATCTCTGACACACACTTCGGGCACCAGAATATCCTAAACTTTAAGGATAAAGAAGGTAATCCTGTACGTAACTTCAACGACGTTCTTGAGATGAATGAGACTATGGTTGATCGTTGGAACAGAGTAGTAAAACCCGGAGACAAAGTCTATCATTTGGGGGACGTTTTCTTTGGTTCAAAAGAAGATTTTAAAAAACTGTGGCCTAGGCTTAATGGCTCTAAGAGGCTTGTCGTTGGAAACCATGATGACATTAAATTTCTATCCTCAGGTGGGTTCTTCAAAAAGGTTATGATGTGGAGAGTTTTTACTGAGTTTGGGCTTTTACTGACCCACACACCACAACACCCATCTGCTTTTACAAGTAACAGAAAAGGCTTAATCAACGTGCACGGACATATCCACCAGAACCCTTCACCAGAAGGTCCTTACAAATGTGTCTGTGTAGAGCAGACTGACTACACCCCAGTGAACATTGAAGACTTAGGAGCTTATCGTGGCACCAAGTAAAACAAAGCGTAACACAAACTACAAAGGAGCATCAGCTAAGCCTACATCAGGTATCGTACCTAAGACAGATAAACAGAAAGAACTTATTGATGCTATCAACCAAAGCAGTCAGGTTATAGTTCTTGGTTTTGCTGGCACAGGTAAGACGTATGTAACTGCTACAATGGCTGCTGATCTTTATACGACAAAGAAGATAGATAAGATTGTCATCACAAGGCCTATGGTCTCTGTAGGTAAAGACATTGGTATCCTCCCCGGTGATCTTGGTGAGAAGGTAGCTCCTTGGGCTTTACCAGTTCTTGATGTGTTAGAGAAACATTGGGGTAAGGGGATGCTTGAGACAGCCATTAAGAATGGTAACGTAGAGATGGCACCTCTGTCTATGATGCGTGGTCGTTCCTTTGAGAGTGCTTTTGTCATTGCTGATGAAGCTCAAAATATTACTCTTGCAGAACTAAAAATGCTCTTGACTCGTATCGGTGAAGGGTCTACAATCGTCCTTAATGGAGATGTTATGCAGTCTGACCTCAAGAGTGGGGATGGTCTGAGTAAAGTCTCTCACCTAGCAAAGAAACACCTACTACCTATCCCTATTATTGAATTTGGACTAGAGGACATTGTGAGGTCTGATATCTGTAAACAATGGGTTAAGGTATTCTACGAGGAGAAAGTATGACAGACAATGTTAATAGCCCACCTCACTACAACTCTACTGGTATTGAATGTATCGACTACATCCATCAAGTACTTGGCGATGAGGGCTTTGTAGCTTACTGCCGAGGGAATATGATTAAGTACAACCACAGAGCATTTCATAAAGGGAAGGCGATAGAAGATTTAAAGAAAGCAGAATGGTACAACAACAGAGCTAACCAAGTGTTGAGCAAATTGAATGAGTCTGTATGATGACATAGACCCTTTTATGGTGTGCATGAGCGCACTGGCACTTGGTTTAATCTCTGGACTTGACGAAGAGAGTTTCTGGATTGCTTGTAATATCGCAGATAATCCCGCCTCTTTTGACACAGCGATACTTGCAGCATGTAGACTTAAAGAGCTAGTGGAGGAGCACTAATGGCAACACAAAGAAAATCCAACAAAAAGATAACTCTCGAAGAGGAGGCAAAGACCTTCAAACAAAAAAGAAATCCCCCATCTAAACCAAAACCTATGACTTCTAGGGTGTATCTAACAGGGCAAGCTCTGTCAGGACTCCTAGCAAGAACACAAGGTCCGGTTCGGATGGAGGATATAAAAAGAGAGGCAGAAGCATGGGCTGACTTCATGCTTAAGGACTAACTTATGGGCTACCTTCGGGTGGCCCTTTTTATTTAATCTAGAGAGATAGGCCCCCTAAAGATATCGTCGTAGTTGTCTAGCAAGTATTGAATTTTCTGGAGTCTCTCATGTGCATCATCTTGCTCAAGGATAGTCTCCAAAGGTTCTTCACCAATAAACTCAATAATCTTAGACACTTCCCTACGATTTCTACCAGACAGTACACGGAACAACTCAAGTGATCTAGGTACAGCACCACCCTTCATCTGCTCCAGAACGTCTGCAGAAACCTTAGAGCCAATAAAAGATATCACATCTTCTTTCTCTTGTTGACCCAGCTCAAAGTATCCGGGATTAGCTCTAAGGTAGTTGTTAGCATACATCTCAAACAAAGGTGCAGCCATAGCATCCATTGTGTTCTTGACCTCTGGTGGCCCCGAGAAAGTTACAGCATTCCAACTAGACACACCAGCCGAGTTTAGCATCCTTTCATACAGTACAGGCTCACTGAGGCCCCTAACACCGAGTATCTGTTTACCAGCGTCTGTACCACTAAGTCTGCCTCTTGTAGCTGTAGCACGTACTGGAAGCTCCTCAGAGACCCCTGTCAAGTTGTCTATGTAACGCAAAGCACTATACAGGTTGCCCGGACCTTGCCGTAGATCGGGGTTCATATTACTGTCAGTAAAGAGGCCATACAGTTGGTCAACAGGTTCTAGTGGTCTTGTAACACCCTGAAAAACTCTAGCAGGAAAAGCAGAAAGAATCTCTCCCAACTCTCTTAAGTCGCCATTTGTAAGTGCAGAAGCAGCTGTTTGTACAGAGCGGGTGACATCGTCAACATCTCTAACAATCTGACCGCCAAGCTGTACACCCACCTGTGCCCAAACATCTCTAGGGATTCTATCCAAGAAACCTGTAATTTCTTCTGGGTCTGTCATAGTGACCAAGTCAGTCAAGGGACGACCATCAAGACCGTGAGCAATAGCTTGAGAGATAACCTGAATACCAGCATTAAAACCGTCGTACTGAGTGTCTTCAATACTACCATCATTTTTAACATTTTGGTTGTAGGTATAACCCTGATCTACTTTATCTTTAGCACCAAGAGTACTACCAACACCATGATAAGCCATAGCGATAGCACCCCAACCAACGACAGCCTTACCTATAGCTTCTGCACCTTCCTCTGTAACAAAGTCTAACTCTTGGCCTGCCATCTTCCTAGCAAGAAAACGTAGTGCATTGACACCAGTAAGGTCACCAACAACAGCAAGGTTAGTGTTCATAAAGTTACCAAAAGGTAGCATATAACCAGAGATAGGGTTGTTACTGATCCTAGAGACACCCTTAGCCAAACCCCTCATCACACTCTTACCGGGCAGAGTACTCCAGTTGATAGAGGCAGTCTCCTTCATAGTCCTAAAGAGGGCTTTATCTAGCACTGCAGTTTTAAACCTATCACTGGACATCTCTAAGGCAGCATCAGGTCTCTTAAAGAACTCGTTTGGAAGCACCCCATACTCTCTTATAAGAGCTTGATCTACGTTGTTACCAAAAGCCCACAACTTAGTGATCTCATCTTGAAGGATACCACCTGTCATTGTCTGAGCAGCTTTTGTGACACTGTCAGCGCCTTTGTACAGTTTATTAGCTTCATCTAAGTTGTACAGCTCTAGGGCATCTCTTGCCCCACCTTCACCTGCAATCTCCCTAAACAACTCAGCCTTTGTCTCTAGGTTTTCATCAAGTATTTTGATAGCGTAGTTGTACTCTAGGTCTGGTGAAAAGACAGAAGTTCCCCTACGAAGTGCACCAAGTGCAGAACCATAGGACCTGTTCATGAACTTCTCAGCCTGAGCAGCATCCCCCTTAAGGAATTTATAGTAGCTACCTTGGCTCAAGTTAATAGCAGCAACAGCAAAGTCAGCCGCAGTGTTGTAAACTGTAGAAAGACCAAAGCCCTTAATGTTTGTACCTGTAGTAGACAGAGAAGAGGTCAAGAGTCTCTTGTACAACGACAAGCCAAACTGTGCTCTTGCAGGGGCTGCAGCATCTTCTGCGGCTTCATTGGTTAGCTGACTTGCGGCGTCTTTTGCATTCTTAGACAGATTACTAAGTCTAGAGTTAATCCAGTTGGCCTGACCTGCAGTGGTCGCATTGTGGATAAAGTGAGCAGACAAACCTTCAGAGGTCTTAGTAACACCTAGATCAACCCCAGCACCTTTCTCAAAACTGGTAATAATCTTAGCAGCTTGTTCGTCCGACAAAAACTTAAGCGCTTGACCGAAAGAACCTGCAACACCAAACTCCTCTTTCATAGAAGGTGTGATACGAAAACCAGCATCTTTAAGAGTTTGGAAGTAACCAGTCTTTGCACCCTTATCAGCGCCAAACCAAAGGTGTCTGTAAAAAGCATTCTGAGCAAATAGGTTGTTACTCATTTCATCTGCAAATTCAAGACCAGATTTAGCCTTTTTCTTAGCATCAGCCCACGACAACCAGTTCTTAGACGTACCTACGACATCTCCAAACTGCTCGTCAACGTAGTCTACAATAAGATTACGCTTAACAAGTCTCTGGTTCTGTCTTAAAGCATCTGGACCACTCAATCGAATAACGTCCATATTAAGGTCAGTACCCTCAAAGTACTTACTAGTATTTCTAAGTGCTTTTACACCTGTCGCACCAACTTGTAGTGCAGGGATAACCATACCACCAACAGCGGCTAGAGCAGTCTGAGCACGACTATACTCTTCTTGCGCACCTGTCTCTATAAGCTGAGTCTGGTACAAAGCGTCAACACCCATAGAGATAACAGCATCAGGTGCAGCATAAGGGGCTACACGTACAGCAGCACCTACAGTAGCTCTTGCAGCAGTATTAGTTACACCCTTGTTAATAGCCTGAGTGTAACCTGCAATAAGTGTTGATCTAAGTGCAGTTGTAGCAGCTTTAGTACCACCAGCAGAGAGGGCTTTACCAATACCAAACGACAAAAGGGTGCTTGGGTCCCAGATAGCAGCTTTAGTGTAGTCTAGAAAGGCATCCCCAGCCTCAGCCCAAGAACCCTCACCAGTAAAGGCGTTATCCATAGAATCGAAGAGAAGATACCCAGCACCTAACTTAGCTTTTGTTGTGTCGTCAGCATTAAGGCCATACACAACTTCATTAGCAGATGTTACAGATTGACCCCCAGCAAAAGACCGTTGCCAGTTCTGCCAGATTTCAAAAACCTTCTCATTCTCCATGCTGCGATAATCACGACCAGAAAGACCCCCTACATTACCTCCAGCTATACCAGCAGCAGCACTACCCACACCACTTGCAAGCGTAGCAGGTTTATACCTTGACTCTAGACTTGAACGTACAATCTCCATAAGTCTTGGATCAGAGACAATATCTTCTTTAACCAAACTGTCTTGATAATCTTCTAAGATAGTGTAAAGATTGGGGTCACCAAACTCAGTGCCTGTTGTAGGTGGCGTAAAAGTATCAAGCTCTCGTATAGACACACTAGGGCTTCCAAGGTTTGGTTCTGCAAATACATCAAGCTCCCCCAAGGAAACTCTTGAGGGGGGTGCAAGTTCTGGGGCCTGAGGTTCAATACCTAAACCTTCAAACTGGTCTAGTTGGCTAAGAGAGACTGTCTGCCTTTGAAGTACTTCATCTTCTTCCAAAGCCTATTCTCCGCTGATTTGAATTTCATTAAAAGACTGTGTCTGAGGGTTGTACACCTGCCAAACATCACCCTCACTTACAAGACCTAGCTGTTTAAGTATCGCAAGTTCTTCCATAGAGTTAGCACGTTTAGGTGCTGCAGGTTTAATTTCCTCAAACACCGGACTTAGGATTGCACCCTCAAATCTTGGCTGAGACTCAAACATCCGTTGAAAAAACTCATTCCCATAAAGGTCTACAAGACCATAGGGGTTGCCACCCTCAGCAGATTTTTGAGCCTCAGAGATTTGAAGCTGACGACCTAGAACCCAATTTTTAGCAGCTTGAACCCTTGCAAGTCTTTCAGGGTCTCTGGTGTTTTCTTCTGCAGCCCTGATCTGGTTAAGTGCAGAGTTGAGGTTTCTACTTTCAATAGAAGCTCTTTGAGTTACATCATTTAAAGCACGTTCTTCAAGCTCGTTGATTTCCTTGATCTCAGGTGGCTGTACAAAAGTAGCAGGGGGGATGTAAGTACTTCCGGGAGTTATTTGATTACGTTGCAGCATTTCTCTTTGGAGTGGGTCAAGAGCTTCGCCTACGTACTCTTCGATCATTGTGAAATCAAAAGGCTCTTGGCGTGATGGTGTAATAACCATAGTGTCTACAATGCTTGCCACCTGACTTTGTGGAAACTCTAGACCTTGCTCTTGAAAGCTCGCTCTCTGAGAAGTTAGGGTATCAACCAGAGAACTAAGACCTTGAGTCCCAGCTACAGCTACCTCTTGAATAGCTTCATCACTTAACCCAAAGCTTGTTTTAAGTACTTGTGCGTAGTGTTCAATTGAGTCCTCTCCAGAGTCACCAGCAGCACCCCCACGAGGGCTACCACCATACTCCATCCCAAACTGGAAAGCTAATTCTCTACGACGTTCTAAAAGCTCTCGTTCATACTGATCCCGTTGAGCCTGACGGTTCGCTTCACTCTCTTCCCGACGGAAGGTAAAGTCTTCTTCTCGTTCTTCTTTACGAAGCCTTACAGCCTCTTCACGTTCAGTCTTAGCGTCTTTTCTAGCCTGTACATCTTGATATCCAGCAAGGATACCTCTCCACATACCTGTCTGAGCCATTATGCATTCCTCCGAGCCATAAGGCCTCTAGGTTTCATGTCCATCTCTTCCATCACTGGCTCTTCGTCCATAGGCATTGGAGCATCTTCTACAGCCTCAGCAGACTTCTTAGGTTCAGCTTTAATCTTGGCTAGAGCTTTTTTGGCACGAGTAGAGTTAAGAGCATAATCAAGCTTACGATCTTCTTCGTCCCTCTCAAAACCTTCTTTGTACTCGACACCAATCATATCAGCAGTGGTTTTAATGTATTCGTGTACAGCAGGGGCAATAATCATACTGACATCAACAGAGTGGATACCGTCTACAACAGCCTTACGAAGAACACCCTCAGTGATAGTACGGATATCAAGACCTTCCTCCATAAGGAGTACAGCAGCCTTCATACGACGCTCATCAGTCAACCTATCTGTATGATAGATCAATGCATCCTCAGGGTCATTCAACTCTGGGGGACGTTCATAAGCTGCGTTTTTAGGTTCACGAGTCAGGGACTCTCCGGGGATAGGTGCATTAAACATTAAAAATTACCTTCTAAGTATCCAGAGGACCTTCTAATACGACTTCCTAGGTTTGGTTTACCCGGACGAAGAAATTTCTCAGATACGATTGTTGCTGCATCGGTGACATTAGCAGCGTTTCTAAGTGGATCAAGGACAGAACCTTCAGAGGTGTTTTCTAGCTCATGCCTTAGATAACCATAATTAGCTTCGTAAGAGTCTAGAGGTAGGTTGTTCTCTTCTGCCCAAGCTTCAAAGGCCCTACGTCTTGGACCAGTCCACTGAGCAAAGCCATAACCACCTCTTGAACCGGGTACGACAGGCTCAATCTCTTGCATGAACTTAAAGCCACCTGTCTCGTGATCTAGGTTACCTACAAAACCAGCTGCCTGCTCTCTTGTAAGGCCAAAGTCTCTCATCAGGTCTTGGGTCAATCTTTTACCTGTGTCTGAAGACATATCACCCCGAGAAGTAGGCCTCATCTCACCTTCTGGTAGTGTAAAAGAAGTCTCTGACATAGCCCTAGTGTCAACACCCTCATCAATGGTAACTGAGTCTTGATACCGTTGGATATGCTCAAGCATTGAGGTGGCTGCATTGTAAGGTCTTTGCGCTGCTTCCATACGTGCTTTACGCATTAAGCCTGAGGTTTTTTGAATTGGGGCAACTTGAACTTGAGTGTTCAGGCTTTCCCTAATGTCTGGCATACTGTACATTGTTATTAATCCTAGAAAAAGTTAGCCCATAAGAACAGTTGCAGCGAGTTGGAACTTAGCAGCGGTATCTGCAGCCTTATCAGATTTAGCAAGTGCATCAGCCTCTTTATCTGCCAATAACAAACTAAGAGCACGATTAGCCTCACCTTCAGATACAGTCAAAGCAGCACTCATGATGTCACGTTCTCTTTGCCAAATCTGATCAATAGTTGTTTGTGTCATCCCGTTAGCAACCTTAGCTGCGGTCATGTTAGCTTCGTTCTGTGCAGCAGTATCAAGTGTAGCAATATTCTGTCGCCACTGAGCATTAGCCTGAGCGATGACAAGAGAGTTACTTGCGTTAAACTGATCTCTTAGGTTCTTTAGTTGAGTGTTGAACTTCTCTGCAGCATTAGTCTCACCAGCATTAAACTGACGAATAGCATTAACCTGCTCAGCGTTATACCTAGATACTGTAGTTTTTAACTCTGAAAAGAATTGATTGGTTTGGTTTTCACTAGCAGCATTAAACTGTTTTGCAGCATTCTCAGCAGCTTGATCAGACAGAAGAGCATTTGCACGTGTTTGTGTCTTAAAGATCAAAGTCTGTTGTTCGTTGTTGAGGTTCTGCATCTCAAACTGTGCGACAGTAGCAGCATCCCGTTCAGCAATGCTTATAGCAGACTCCATAGCGGCCTGTACAACAGCTTGACCAGCCATAGAGGAGGCACCTAGCCCACGAGCCTGCATGACGCTCATAGCCCGTCTCATAGCTCCTGAGGCCCAAGGTGGTGTCCCATCCTTCTCGAAGTCATCCATAAGGATTTCAAGTTGACCTTTAACAGTCCCCTCTGCAGACACCTCACCCTTAGCTGCTTCAAGGTTGTCTAGTTCTTCTTTAGCCTTGTCAGAAATAAGAGTTGCATCAATAACAGCAGCGTCAGTCTCTTTAGGTTCTTCTACCTTAGCAACTTCTTCTACTTTTGTTACCTGAGCATCAGGACGGTCTTGAACCTGACCAGTACCTTCTTGAAGGAGGGTCTCTGGGGTCTCTGGAATCTTGGCAACCTCAGCCTGCGTGACGACAGACATAGGATCAGTGATAGAAGACTCCATAAGCTCTTTAGTTACAGGTTCAACAAACTGTTGTGCAAGAGTGTTCTTACGGTTAAGTTCTTCAAGTGCTTTCTGAGTTGTCTCTACCTGAGTCTTTAGTGCCTCATCTTCTGGAGCAGCTTCAAGTGCTTTCTGAGCTTCACTAAGGTCAACCGTAGTTGTTTTAATTTGATCTTGAGTTTGAGAGACAAAAGCATTAGGGTCAGCCTTAATCTGTTCGGCAAGAGTAGTAGGTTGGTCTGGAGTAGTTGTAGCTGTAGTCTCTACGGTACCACCCTCAGCCATAGCTTGAGTTTGCATAGGCTTACCTGCCAATCTCTGTTGAGCAATTTGAGTATATTCACCCATCTTACTAGCAGCAGAAGGAGAGGCAGCAAGGAATTTATCCATAGACGCCTTATCCAATGGACCCTTGTAACCTTGCTTGACTAGCAGCATGTATTGTTGTTGAGGAGTAAACCCTGCAAACTTCTTCATCTGTTCTTATCCTTAAGGCTTAGTAGGCCAGTTGATATCTGTAGGGAACCCATCTTGGTCTGGCACATCACGCAAAGCCTGCCGATAGGTGGCCCATGCCGCTTGGTCTACAGGTGCGTCTGCTACTTGTGTCCAGTCGGACTGTGTGAGCAGGGTGTTGCGCTTGGTGCGGGCTTCGGCTGCTAGTAGGTCAGCCTCGCTTGGTGGTGCGGGAGGTTGGTACGCAACGACTTCACCAAACTCACCGGATAGTGCGCGGGCATGATCTGTCGTATCTGGGTCAAGGTAAACAGAAGAACCGTCAGGCCGATCAACAACAATACCGCCAATTTCGTTCATTACTTTAGGGCTTAGATACGTCATACTGAAACGTCCTCAATTCCAATGGTGAATAAGGGCCAGATTGGGTCTCCCGTAGTTTGGAAACGTATTAGCTGCACTTGGCTTTGATTGATGTTATCATCAGAGTGCCTGTGCTGAATTGCAATGTCGTCACCAATAGAAACAGAAATATCAAGACTTCTACTCACAAAAGAAGTTGATGAAGTTGACCAACTTTGCGCCAGAACGTCATTTTTGTATACCTCAACAATAGACGAACCAGTAAATCCGCCACGGGATTGCTCAAGTGTCAACCTAACCGATCCGCTCTGGAAAATACCAACTTTTACTAGCTGGGCAAATGTGTCTTCTTCCCTAGATGATAAGCTATCCTTGCTTAACTTCACATCAGTGCCAGCCGCTATAGTTCCAAGAGCCGCAAACCCTATTGTCTGTGAATCAAACCCCTGCGCCAACCTCTGACCTGACACTAAACCGAACACCGTGGACGTGTCGTCTTCTGCTTGGACTTGAGTCAACTCATTGTCTGGAGCCTTAGCATCAAGCTGGGTTTGAATGTTTGAAGTTACACCGTCTGTGTAGTTTAGTTCAGTTACGGTAGCAGTAATCCCATCAAGGGTATTTAACTCAGCAGCAGTGGCAGTAAGACCTAGGTTAGTCAGAGCACTAGCAGCAGTAGAAGCACCTGTACCACCATCAGCAACAGCAAGGTCAGTGATACCTGTGATAGAACCACCAGTAATAGACACAGAGTCAGAGTCTTGAGTAGCAATAGAGCCAAGTCCAAGAGTAGCTCTTGCAGTAGTTGCATCAGCGTCATCAACCAAAGTAGCACCGTAGGTACTGATAGTCGTGTTAGCAGGAAGACTAAGAGTCTTAATGTCAGCGTCTACTTCACTGTCCATCAAAGCACCAGCAGCAGTTACGTTAGCTGTGTCAGTCACATCTGCTAGGGCTTCAATACCAGCAAGCTTTGTTTCCTCTGCTGTCGTGTAACTTGCAGTGGTGTTATCAAGGATTGTTGACCAAGCTTGTACATCAGAACCAATAGCGACACCTAGTGCAGTACGTGCAGCAGAGTCACTGGTAGCCCCTGTACCACCCTGAGCAATAGGTAAGGCATTGGTTAGTACAAGGTCGTCTAGGTAGCCTGTAGACCACCTCAGTGTCGTTGTACCAAGCTCATAGGCAGAGTCTGTCTTAGGTGCAATAGAACCAGAACCCACAACAACATCCTGAGCGGGGCCTACGACAGTAATAGGTGCACCTTCAGCTGTAGACCCATCATGGGTATGACCAGTAGAAGCACTAAAGGCCCCTGCAACAGCATCAAATTCATTATCTAGGTCATCTGCATCCACAACAGAACCGTTGGCAATGTTATTGGAGACATCTTGACGTACGTATCCAGCCATCTAATTACTTTCTCTCGTTAGTTCTAAACTCTAAAACAGCAGTGTCTAAGCTGAAAGAGGGGTTAGTTGTTTTATCTTCAATACGGAAAGAGACAGTCTTACCACTACCGATTACATTTGTGTTGTAGACATTGTCCAAAGGAGCACCATACACAGCTGTACCATAAAGGGTGTTAGGGGCACCGTAGATAAAGACACCTGCACTGGTACTTCCAAGACTAATTGTGTTAGCCAGACCCCCTGTGTAGTTGTCCACCTTAAACAAGTCAAAGTCTAGGTTTAGGTCAACAGCAAAGGTACCTGCAGTCTCAACATACAAAGACATCTTGTAGAATGTTTTACGTACTTGAGGGTCGTTGATTGGCATGAAAGGAGACTTATAAATCGCCTCAATAATACTGCCATCTCTACTACTGCCTGTCTCTGCTCTATAGACATAACCATCATCATTAGCAAAGACTGTAAGCTCTTGACCGGGGACATAACGACCGTCAGACACATAGACCTTAAAACCACTTGTGGTAGCCCAGTTAATCTGAGAAGCACCTTGGTCAGAAAACTTAGTGCCAATAATACCCTTAGCTACGTCAGTGCCAACAGAAGGGCTGTAAGCAAACACCCTGTACTGAGCTTTCTCTCTTAACACATAACTAGAAAAAGTCTGAGTGCTGTTAATAAAAGCTAGGGCATCTTTATTAATTGGAGCAGAAGCAACCTCAAGACCAAAGTCACCAATCCGTTCAGTTGCACTAAGAAGTCTAAGACCATCAGCGGCCATGAACATAACATCACCACCAACCTCTTGAATAGTCTCACCGTGTAGGCAACCAATATCTTCTGCAATAGGTACAAGCTGGAAGTCTGCAACACTGCTACCAACAAGTCTTTGGATTTTATTACGACTAAAAATAATCAGCTGATCTCTAAAGACAATAAGACCTGTGATAGTATGTCCTACATTAACTACTCCAGCACCATTAGCAGGGGTAAAGTCAGTTTCATCGTAAGGGGCAGAGAAGTGTAGGTTAGCTCCATTAGCTAGGAAGATAGCCTTCTTGTAAGAAGACACATGAGCAGAACCAGTGAGATCAGAGGGCAGTGTTGGGAATGTGAGAGTGTTTGTCGTGTCATTAAGTACAGCAGGAGAGTTAACCCCATCTACAAAGACAATCTTATGGTTTCCATCAAAGTTAAAGTCTACCGCCTTAATGCGACCACCAAGCAAAGCTGCTGAACCCAAGGAAGACCAAGTGGCACCAGAGTTAATAAAGTACTCCGATACGTTACTGGCATTCTCTCTTACTGCAACTACCTCACCTGCATTAACGACCTTAACACCAAGCATAGGTCCTGAACCAGCTACTTGACCTGCAATATACTTTTCATACCCGAGTACTTTTTTATAACCACCCTCTTTAGATGGCTCAAAGTTCTGAAGAAAAGTTGCTGATCCCACCATATTGGTACCCTGCTGGAGAGGGTTCATGTTAGAGATAAGACCACCTCTAAACTCAACAGGAAAGGTTTGCCATTGTGAAGGCATTAAAAGGACCTTACAGTAGAACGAAGATATTCATAACGGTTTACGTAGATGCTTCTGAGAGACTTGAGACCCTCTTTAAACTTCATATTGCTAAGTTGAGCACTTTCATTGTCCCCACGGAATGCATGAGCATGTACCATAGCACCGTCAATGATAACATAACGAAACTCTTCTGGGACACTTGGCACATCTGAGTGGAGTTCTAGTGGTTGTGGGTTAGTATAATACTCAAAAGCAATCGTGTAGGCTTTGTCTGGAGAAGGCACAACACCATACTCTAGAGAAGGGGTACGAAATACATACTCAGGGATAGTGTTGATTCCCTCGCTGTTATTGTACTCGTAGTCTAAATACTTGTCAAGATACTCTTCATAAGAAATAAGCTTTAGTCTTTTTGTGTCGTTACCAAGAGTATCATCACGTTTGATCCTAAAGGAGTCCATGTCCAAGGTTTTAGTGTCGCTTTGGATATCATACCGGACTTGACCTACAACAGCAGTATCTTCTTGGGTAACGTGGTTAAAGGGCCACTCAAAGTGCTCTTGGTTAACATCCCTAAGAGAAGAGTTAACTGCATCCTTAGCGGTGGCATAAAAGCCTACAGAGGTAGCAAAATTAGCTTGAGTTAGTTCCACCTCATTGAGGCGACGGTTAACGTCATTCACTAGACCTAAAAAGTTGTAATCAGCCATCTCTACCTCAAATAAAAAGAGACTACCCCCGTAAGGATAGCCTCAGAGTTTCTAGCTTAAGCCAGTGTGTCGCGGTCTACTTCGGCAGGGCCACGAGTTGCTTGATTTACGTCTACGACAATAGCCCAAACACGAGCAGTTGAACCCGCAGTTGTACCACTGATAACCGTAACAGCGTCAATGGTGTCAGCAGCAGTAATACCCAGAGTCTGTGAACCAAAGGCAAAGTCACCTGCAGCACCATCATCTACACTAGTAGCAGCCATGAATGTAGTTGTGTCATCAGCAACAGCAACAGTGAAAGTAGTAACGTCTTCTACCGCGTCGATCAGTTCAACACCAGCAGCAAGGACAAGAGTACCAGCACCAACAGCAGGGCCTTCGACCGTACCAGATGCAGTACCCAGATTGATCGTCTTTTCAACCATATAGGCTTTAGACGTCAGGGAAGTTGAGAGAGCCATATTAAGATTCCTTCCTATGAGTTATGGCAGCTTAGGGTACCCCCGAAGGGATACCCAATGTAAACCTACTTATCAGGCAAGGTTATATTTAGCTGTTACGAGAGCTTCTGGACGCAGAATCTTACGACCGTACAGGTGCATACCACGTACAATGTCAGCAAAGGAGTCTGGGTCACGGTAAGTCTCGGTCTTGTTGATTTGCTCAGCGGTTGCAACAGCAGAATCATGACCACCAACAATAACACCGAAGTTAGCGTTCTGGTTAGCCGTACCAGTTGTAGCAGCGCCAGTACCAACTTGTGGAGTGTTGTTGGATACGTATACCCGGAAACCATTCCAGTTGTTGATGACCAGACCATTACGAAGGGCACCGGAATCACCGTAGTCAGAGTTCAAGAAGCGCGAGTCTTCATCCTGCAAAACTTCCATCATGACTGGGTCAATGACAATCCAGCGACCTGCTTTATCAACGTTCTGTTGGTCCAAAAGACGGCCCATACGGTTGATCAGCATGACTGGAGAGACATAAGCTGTTGGAAGAGCAGTAGCACCGGGCAAACGTGCAGCAACAGGGATCGAGTGGTTCCCAGCAGAAGCAGTTGTGATGTTACCGAAGTCACCCTTTTTAAGCTTCATGGAACCCAAGAGTTCGTCAGAGCCAGCGGTGTCTACAGCTTTAGTGCCATTGACTTGGTCGTTAACTGTGTCAGCGTTTGCATGAAGAGCAGTCTGCTTGTAGCCCGACAGGTAACCCAGAACTTCTTGGTCGTACTGATCAGCCAGACGGTAGGCAGCACGGTTAGTTGCGAGGTCCATGAAGTTTACATGCGAGTGCTTCTCTTCGATGTCATCTACCTTAAATGCAAAGTAGTTAGACTTGTCAATAACCAGCGAGAAATCTTCATCGTCGAGGTCTTGAGCGTTAACCTGAGTACCACGAGCATAAGGGCTTACTGTGATTTCTGGCTCTTTGATGATCTTTACAGAGTCACCTTGGGCAGAGATTTCACCGAAGTAATCAGAGTTAGTAATGTCACCAGCAATAGTGGACTTACGGAATGCGAGTTGAACTTTCTTGGAATAAATTACCGAAGAGAAGTTACCGTTTGGCAGGTTGTTGTGGCCTGCAGCGGATTGGAAAGCCATGAGAAATCCTCCTGTGATATGTTTTGGCTTTATAATGAGCTAAACATGGTTCAAAGAGGCTAAACGTCTTTAGGGTGCAAAAGTATCTCAGGTCGGCCAACCTTTGAAACCTTGGGCCTATGCGCTCAGGTAGTTCTTATCTTGTTTAAGCTTTGGGGGGTTTTAGTCTTTAACCCCGAGGTAGTACTATAATAGCAGGCTCGGGGTTATTGACGTTAGTTATATGTAAAACAGTTTAACTGTCAAGGACTATCTTGCACCACCAGTAACATCATAGATAAAGTTACCAGTACGTTGTGCTTCTAAGATAGCCTCCATATTCTTTTCAAACTCTTTGTCAGACATCTTACTTACTTGAGACTCACGGAACTTCTTAGAGTTCTCATCTGGGTCAATAGCAGAAGGTGCCCCACGTGGAGTTGCTTTTGCAGCTGCCTTAACTTTTTCTTTCTTAGCAGAAGGTGTAAGGCCATTATCTACTTTGTACAAATCGAGTACTCGGATGACAGAAGCAGGATCGTCAGAGTTTTCGTACAGGGCATCTTGGACCCACTTAGGTTGTTCATCTACCCAACCGTGGAATGTGTCTGAGTCTTTCAGTTCATCAAAATCACTGTGAGCTTTACGGATGACATTCTCTGCTTTAACTCGGTCAGCTTCAAACTTCGCCTCATCCAGTTCTTGAAAGCGTTGGTCAGCCTTCTCAAACATCTCTTTAGCTTTCTTTGTCGCAATAGTCTCTACGATAGAAGCTACATCGGGGTACTTAGCTGCCCAATCTTTAAGGTCTTCATCAGACTTTGGTGGGGCTACATTAGGGTCTTTGTCTTCAAGAGCATTAAGTTTATCGTTCCACTCTTTCTCTTTCTTTTGCATATGACGACGGAGATCACCATAACGCTTCTTAAAAGACTTCTCTTCTGCAGAGGTGGGTTCAGGTTCTTCTGGAGTTTCTACTTCTTCTGTAGGGGCCTCCTCTTGAACCTGTTCTTGAACCTCTTCCTCTTCTTCTGGTTTCTCTTCTACTTCTCCACGCATTTGTGCTTCAAGTTCAGCAAGTTCTTTTTCTTCCTGTTCCATCTTAGCTTGTTTACGTGCATGGTTATAACCACGGTCTACGAAAGTTTTATTGTCAGCCATTTTATTTTCCTTATGTTGGGGCCAGCATTATGCTGAGTAGCCTTATTGGTTGCTTTATTACAACAGTTATTATTTTGTCTTTTTCTTTTTAGGTTTTTGTACAAGTCCACCAGTAGCTCGTCCAGTGCCACTATAAGCAGCGGTTGTACCTAAACTACTTGCAGCCCTATCTGCTCTTTCTCTAGCCTCTTTAGCCTTTTCTGCAGATGACTGTCTCTCTTCTGTAACATCTCTACCAGTCCAAGGACGAGCAGTTGGTCTTACACTTGGAGCACTTGGTGCTGCAGACCCTGTAGTTACACGAGAAGAGTAGGTGCTGTCGTCATCGCTGTTACTTCTTTGAGTGTAGTTAACCCCACCAGAAGTTACCTGACGCTCACTGCCACTAGAACTGCCTGTAGGGATAGCTTGTACCGTCTGAGGTGTCATAGCGGCGCTTCTAGCGTAGTTTTCCCCAGTAGCAAAACCAAGAGCTTGACCAATAGTGTTAAGGATTTTGCCAGCCCCACTAAGGTTATCAAGCTCTCTATCCAACTCTTCTCTAAGTTTTTTGTAGTCTTCAGTGCCTTCAAGGTTTTGATCCTCAGCAACACGTAAAGCTGCTCTTGCCCTAGCAACATTTTCAAGCTCAAAACCACCTCCAACACCAGCACCAAGTACCATTCCCGGAGCACCTGCAACAACGGAACCTGCACCACCTAGGCGTTTAGCATTAAGGGTTTCATCACCTCTGATAGATTCCATACCAAAGCTAAGTGGATTTTCCTGTAGCTTTTGTTGGTCCTCTTCACTGAGCTTAAATCCACCAAAGCCCTCTCCATCTTCGCCACCTTGTGCAGTAACAGAAGGGGTACGAGGGCCTCTATCACGATCCCTGTCACCAGAAGTTTGTGTTGGTTCTTCCTGAGCCATAGATGCACGGTTCTCTGGAGTCGCCTCTACAAAACCTTCTGGGATAGGTGTGATAGGCTGTCCGTTGACAAAGAGAATGCTTCTAATCTCACCAGCAGCATTAGTATAGACCTTTGAAATTGTGCCACCTGTTGCTTGTCCTTGGTTCGTACCAAAAGAGAAACCGGGTTGATATTGTTGAGGATTAAAAGTAGAAGCTACAGAACCCCCCTCAGCCATCTCAACAGGTGTATCTTCTACAGTCTGGAGTTCTTCATCTTTAAAAGGTAGATCGTCTTTCATAGGAGAGGGTTCACCGCCAATACGACCATCAGCTTCCATCTTCTCTAGGCCAGCTTTAGCCTTATTCCGGAGTTTCTCAAAGTACTCTACACCAAAGAAACGAACAACATCGGCAGGTACAACATACTCACCTGAGGAAAGTTTAGCATCTACATCATCTCGTACTTCCTCAGCAAGAGAACCTGCAGGGATTTCATTACCACTCACTGGGTCACGGTTCATACCATCATCCTTAATGCCACCCTCGGCCCTCATTGTTTTCATTTCTTCATCCACTGCTAATCCACCTTTATTGTAATTACTAGGCTCACCCCATTGATAGGGTCTAGGCATCCTTGGGTCCTCTGTAGACTCTGGAGAAGTTTTTAATCTCTCCTCAAGAGTCATAGACATTCTGTCCGCAGCATTCCTTGCCTCTACCTCACCTCTTTTTCTTTCATAGGTGCGAAAGAGTACTGAGGTATCAGGTGAACCTCCGGGAGGGGGTAGGTCAGGGAGACTTGGCGCTGGTGTTGGTATAAAGTACTCTAGAATGTCAGAGCTACCCCCCGGTTTAAAAACTACAGGGTTTACATTTAGTGTCTCTTCTAAAATGTCCGCATCTTGGTCACCTGCAAGCGAGTTAGCCTTTTTTAAAAGACCAGAAACACGTCCAGAAAGGTAGTCAAAATGATCTGGGTTAGCTGAGTCCAGAGTTTCTAAAATGTTTTCAACTTCCTCTACATCAGAAATCAGGTTTAGCTGTACTGGAAGTTCAGAATCTCTACCCCGCAACCTTCTAGAGACCCTTTGCAACATCCGAGGTTCCCTAAGCAAAAAGTCGTTTCTTGCAGCAAAAGATTCGTAAAAACTTTTTAGTCTTTGGAGAGGCTCAACTAAGTTTTCATTTTTTCTGTAGTTAGCTAAGTCTTGGTTATACTCCGCCCAAGCTTGAGTGTTTTCTGGGGAGTCTATTTCCCCTCTAGCAAAAGCCAACACATCTCTGTTTTCCGGAGAAGTGCCTTGTGCAAAACCCTCTCTTGCTTGTATAAGATGTTGAATTTCGTGTATTAAGGTTTTTTTAAACTCTTCTGGAGGTTTTTGCAAAAAGTCAGAGTTTAAAGCTATAACATTGTTACTGTAGGCAGAGCCACGGTGGCTAGGGTCAAAAGAAGAGTTAAAAACTATTGGAGTATTTTGGATATCTGGATATTGATAAAACAATTCATCTGCTACCATAACATCCCCAAGGGTGCTTATGTTTGAGTTAGTTGGGATTTTAGGGGTAGCTCTAGGGTTAAATTGAACTATAGTAACATTGGAAGGTACGACAGATATATTAGAGTCATCCATTTCAAAACGATATTTACCATCAGCACCCGTAGACTCAGGCGCTTTACGACCACTCTGAGTGTATCCGGGGTCAGTAGCGCCAAGACCTCCAAAGATGTTTACTCTGGTTGGATCATACTCTGGCATAGCATCAAGCACATCACCAGTGGCCATACGGACTCCAGTGGAAGCTTGACTTGCAGTAGGTAGAGGTACACCAGCGTTTACACCAAAGACGTTACCTGCAAATGCCTCAGGAACAGAGCTTACATCACGAGTAAAACGTCTTTCTTGATTTCTATCCATCCCCGGAACAAGCTCAGAAGCAAGCCCCACGGAGTATTTCCAAGCAGCGTCAGAAGCCTCAAGACCTGCAAGACCCATATCGGCTGCATAACCAAGGCCTGTTGTAAAGGTGTTCAGGACTCCACTATCTGCTTCTGGAAATGCACCTGCAGCACCTTCTTCTGTGCCACGAACTTGAAAACGACGTTTAGCTTCCTCCCAAGCATCTTTAGCTGCCCACTCCGCAGTGTCACCAAAACGGTTTTCTTGTACTGGAGCCTCTTCTCCGGGGATGTCATAAGGCATTGGGAGCATTTGGTCCGCAGCCCGTTGATTAGCCTCCTCCATTTGTGCTCGTGTCATACCAAAAGCTTCTAAGGTGTTCTCAGCCATTAACTTTATCCCTTAGTCTTTTTAGTGCGTGAAGAGCATGAAGCTCCCCTTGGGTTCTGTAGATGTCATAAGGTTCTACAGTCTGCTCTAGGCGTTTATGCTTATCTTTAATCCGTTCGTCCAGTTCCCCTAGGAATGCTCCCCAAAGCTCTGGGTTATTCACGAACATCTTTAGCTTGCTACTCACTGCATACCTCCGGTGTTACCAGAGAAGCCTTGTTCACCCGGTGTAGGAGCCGTACCAGTGCCTATCTGACCCCCTCCGCTACCTTGGGTATCCTGAACCTGTACACCCGCTGGAGCACCCCCTGTAGCGCCTGCCTGAGGTACTGCTGGAGCACCTTCTTGAGGCATCTCAGGTTGAGGGTTTGCAGCTTGGAACTGTTTAAGGATTTCAGCCTGAACTGCAGCCTTCTGCATAGAGTTGGTTACTTTGTCTGGGTCAAGGTCCATACTCTTGGCAATCTCACGGATGATATAATCCATCTTAGCAAAAGGAGCGAGGACTGGGTTTTGTACCACACCAAGGAATTGCATAAGCCGCTGACTGCGAACTTCATTAGCCATCAAGCTTTCTGTGCCCTCAGCCTTAACCTCCAAGTCACCTTTAATTTCTTCGTCGTAGTCAAACTGCATATTGAAAGCAAAGAAGGCACGACCCAAAGGAGCTAGGAGATAGTCGTCAATGTTTTTAACTACAGTACGAATAGAGCCGTTAGCAGCGGACATCAGCATAGAGATACCGGAAGCTGTACGACCTACACCAGAGACACCTGTTTGACCGTGAGCAAAGGAGGGGAACCCTGTGGATTCATCTGCAAGCACTCTGGCTTTGTCAAACATTTGCATATTTTCGTTAGACACGTTAGGGAACTTAGTCCCGAAGATAGCCTGACCCGGAGCACCACCTTGACGTCTAAAGACTTTGCCGGGGTAAACAGAAAGGTCTTGACCCGGAGTAAGGTTAGTTTCATCTACTTCCAAGATCAAGTTACCTGACAAAGCAGCGTTATCAACAGCCATACGCATAAAGCCATTCATAAGCAGTTGAGTGTCAGCCATGTTTTCTGCAATACCGATACCAAACATAGAGTAAGGATTAACTTCGTAAGGTACAACGTAGTAAGGAACAATCTTAGGTGTAAAAGGGTTCATAACCAAGCGAAGTACTTGTCCGTTACAAATCCAGATGTTTACAGACAGCTCATCTTCTTTACTGAGGTTTTTAGGGATATCAATGTCATGGTCTTCAAGAACACTCTTATCTACGTTACCCCAAAACTCAAGAACCTCAAACCTTTCAGTGGCCACCTCTTGGTTGTCGTCTTCCATGACCTGCTCCCACCACTCTTTCTGGAAATCTTCTCCCATAGAGACAGCAGTATCGATAGCATTATCACGAAAGAAAGGCCTACGCTTAAGCGCTCGAAGTTGAGACTTAGACATCTTATGGCGTTCAATTACGTATTCTGCTTCTTCCATATTATTGGCGTCTGGATCAGGGTAGAAGTTCCAAAGAGAGACAGAAGTAATTTGAGGTATAGTCTTAACCTTAGGTGCGTAGTCACCCTCATCATTCCAGTTAGGGTATTCCTTGTCTACAGCAAAAGGACCTTTCATGATTCCTGTACCAAACAATGCACATTCAAAGGCTGCTGTACGTAGGTGTTTTTTACCCTTAGACTCTTCAATCTGATCGTGGATTTTCTTTTCCATCTTCTTGGCAGAGATCATAGCAGGCTCAAAAGTAACCTGAGTTGGACCTGTACCGGGACCTGCTTTAAGGTCTTTCTCTACGGGCTGTAGAGCTACTTTAAGTCCACCAAGACGCTCTTTAAGGTCTTGCATTGTCTCCCCCGGAAGGAGAGTGGGCATTGCACCTTCAGCTTCTTTAACCTTTGGGTTAGTCTCTAGGTGTACACTTTCTTCCACCCCATCTGGCAGGGTAGTAGGGTTTACACTAAGGGGGAACTTGTTGTTCCCAAAGAGAACCTCAATGATTTGACCATAAGCAGCAAGAACTTTTGTCTTAGTTACTTTTACAAAAACTTGAGACTTTTCAGTGTCTGTAAACTGCACATCAGGGCCATAGATACCACGATAGTTACGGTAAGACTCTAGCCAACGACGCTCTTCTGTCTCCCTAGCTGTCTCTGCCTTATTAAACCGCTCTTTTACATAAGCTTCAATACGGCCAACCTTGGGGTCAACCAATTGCTCTTCTTTGGCATCTTCAACAGCTTCCATCTCGAAACCGTCTTCACCATTGAAATCTTCTTCTTCCATCAATTAGTATCCCATAATTTTGTCAGCGGGCTGAAACTTACTATTTTGTCCTGTAGGGTCGTAGTCAAAAAGATTACTCTTAGGACGACTCATTAGGCCATATCTAAGGGCGTCATAAAGGTGATCTTCTGATTTTGTGTCTACGTCTTCAGGGTTGTTTTTATCGAGAGGTAGGGCAGGTAGTTGAGAGATAAGGTTACGACAAGTATTAAAGATCACCATCCTAGGTTCTTCTGTGTACTCATCTACCTGAAGTCTCCTGTGTACTTCGTTCTTACCAGCAACACGAGAGCCTCTAGAGCGATCCGCAGGTCTCCAACGACAACCACGCATGATCATCTGTTCTGCCAGTGAAGGTCCTGTATCACCTCGATTGTGCCACAGAGAAGAGTCAAGAACACCGTAGCGCATTTTTTCCCCTGACTCTACTTCAAGGATCATGTCAGCTAAGTCTACTGCCGTAACCCTGTGAGTATACATCTCCCTGTATACAACCAATTGTTCTGTATGGGGTACAACAGCAAACCAAAGCACACCAGAATGAGAACCGTAACCGTAGTCAGCAGCTCTAAACTTTGTCCAGCTAGAGGGGATGTCAAAAGGTTCTACTGTATGTATTGCAGAACTAAACTCAGAAAAGGCAGCACCCTCAGATACGCTCCAGTCACCTTCAAGCAGTTGCCTACGTTGGTGTTCTGGGAGAGAAAGAAGGTTTGCCTCATACATCCCGTCATCAGAAAGGTGCGGGTTATCAAAGAGGGTAGCAGGAATAAACCTACGCTTAAAGAGTGGCTCACCTGCACGACTATGTCCTTTAGGCCAGCAGATAGTTTCCCCTGAGTCAATATCGGTAGCCCAGAAAGATTCATTATAAGGTGCAGGGTCTACGAAAGTTTTTTTAACCCACGAGTGCCCACTACCGCCGGGGTTAGATGTAGCTCTTTGATAAAGGTCTAGACCAGAACCTTTAGCAGTACGTAGACGAGACCTCATATAGTTCCAAGCAAAAGGTGTAGGCCATTGAGTCAGTTCGTCAAAACCAATCCAACAGTTCTTATTGACAAGCCCAGACTCTGTGATATAATTATTAGATAAGTTTACAGTTAAATCATACACACTAGAAAGGGGTTCAGACAATGGCTCAACACGAACAATGCATAATTCCAAAGGAACTTTTAATTCGCGCTGCTCTTCAGTATAGGGGTGGGTATACTTCTCAACGAGGTAACGGTTACATTCGGGAGTACAACCCATTTCATCCAAACGGGGATCGTAGGGGCCTTGTACTTCAGCATCGACTTGTGATGGAGAGACATCTTGATCGGATACTGGACTCGAAAGAAGTGGTTCATCACATTGACAACTGCAAGAGTAATAACAACCTTGAGAACCTTCAACTTTTTGCATCCCAATCTGAACATTTGAAACATCACCACAAGACTGATGGGAACACAAAGAGGTATGACCCTCATTTTGTAGAAAAAGTCCGTCAAGCTGCAGAGGACCCAGAGGTCTCTTTAAAGTCTCTGTATGCAAGCCCTCAGACTGTCCTTGATGTTTGCAAGCTGCACGACATTGAGTGGAAGCATGGCCTTCACTTGACTGAAGAGGAGGTACGAAACGCACTGCAGGGTAGAACAACCCGAGAGGCTGCTGAGATTCTTGGATGTCATCCTCAGACACTCTACAACCGTTTTGACCATCTTCTTGAGAAAAGAAAGGCTCCGGGTTTTCTTGATTCTCAGATTGAAGCTGTTTATAAGAAAGCCACTGAAGAGGGTATCTGTGAAACTGCGAGATACTTTGAGACAAATCGGATAACTGTTGGTAAGGCTTTGAAGAAAGCAAACCTATGGGATGACTATCAGGCTGTATCTGCTCAGATAAAAGGTGGCCGTCAGAGGAAAAAACAGAGACCTTAACACACTTCTTTTTTAGTTTTTCAGATTTCCATAAGATTTGTTGAGGGCCTTCAAGTGTCTGTACAGACTCCCCCACTTGGAGGTCTTCAATCTTTTTTAGGTTGTTGTCACCAACTCGTACTTTAGTACCTTCAGCTACACAAAAAGCCTGACCTTGGTAACGAGAAACATCATCGTCCCTATCTAGGTAAGATAACCAGAGAGTTGCACCAGAAGGAGCCACCCAAGTTTTGTCTCTTTCAAGAAATTTAATACCCGGAATAGCTTTAGGGTAAAGTTGTTTGCTTACTGAGATAAGCTCTCTAAGTTCTTCTGTAGACCTGCGAACAAGCAACATTTTAGCTAGAGGATTATTAAAGTAACGCACTGGGTCAGCCAACATTGCGTAGCTTTTACCACCGCCAGCTGCTCCGCCATAGAGGACTTCTTGCTCACTTGAACTTAGAAAGTCTGTTTGAGGTCCGGGGTTAGGTTGGAAAATAACTTCTTGAGCTTTCTCCACACTAATTGGCACCGGGAGTGACTCAGCTGGAGTCTTTAGGCTCTCTGACTTTTCTACCACCGAGTCTGGCTTCTTCGAGCTTTTTGGCTTTTTCGAGGGCTTCTTTGTACCTTTCGGCAAGGAACCTTTGATTTGAAGCTTCTGTCTGACGTCGTTCTTCAAGCTTAACCCTATTTCTCAATCCCACGTAAGAGATACTTCTACCACTTTCATGACTTAGCCAATCTGCCACTGCCCTAAGACTGTACTTCTTTAAGTGAGTTTTAGCTTGTTCAAGTAAGTCTAGCTCT